AAGACAAAATTAGTTCTGTATGGTTATGATAGCTTCCTATTTGATTTCTCAAAACAAGATGGAGTTTCTACATTGACAGATATAAAAAATATATTAGAGAGAAATGGACATATGGTTAAATCCCAAGCGGGTTCAAATTACGGCGAAATGAACGATATTTCGGATAGGTTATAAATGAAAAATCCAATAATAGATAAAATACTTACTGAATGGGCTTATAGAGTCCACGATGGTTCTCCTGATCCAACCAATCCTTATCACCTGGTTTTACTTGAACGATCTATGAATGGTATGGGATTACCGAGAAGGTTTAAAACTGGATTGTTGCAGAGATTGAGAGAATTAGAATTTAATGATGAGGAATCATTTAAAAAGTATAAATCTGACTTGAAAGGTGGTGAAATAAGACCTACTACAAAGGTTACTATTGGTGGAAAGGAAACTACTGCAGGTGAGATTGAGGGTGATGAAGAAGATAAATTTGAAGTTTTACAATTAAATCAACAACAACAGCAGATATCAGATGATTTAGATAATGGTAATCTTGATGAAATAACCAAATCACAAGATAATTTGGCTGTACGAAGAGCTAAAGGTGATGCGGGTGCTGGGGGTCCAGTAGCAAGTCAGGGTGAATCGGTTTTTGTTGAAGGTGCCAATAAATTACCATCTTATAATAATTTAAAACCAGTTTCTAAACAAGAAAAAGATCAAATTAAAAATCGTAGAACTAATCCGAGTAAAAGATATCCACAAGGTAAGCCAAATTATCCTAATGCAGAAGAAATAGAAATGTGTGAAACTTTGGGACTGGATCCTATATCAGATGATGCATTAGAATATTTAGCAAGAAGAGAAAGATATTCAAGACAAAAATTAGAAGAAATAAAAAAAGATCCAGATTCAGTATTTTATATATCGGGAAGCAAAGGGTTTAGTAGTAGTGAAGATGCATATTTAGAGTGGATGAGGGCAGATTTTGACGGTGCTATGGCATTAAAAGATGATATAGATAAAAATAGTAATATTGATACATCTAAACCACATACGGTATTACAGTCAGATGATACTCCTGAAGGGCATGACCAAGCCATTAAAGACCATTTAAGAAAAAAATATGAAGAGACAAAAGATCCTCACTATAAAAGACAATTAGAATTGATGGATAAAATTAAATTTCACGATACATTTGCAATAGGTCAAGATTCAGAAGGCAGAACACAGATATATCATATATCAAATAAAAAAGCAACAGATATATCAGACCCACATAATAATACATCTCCAGCACGTAGGATAAAAATTATACAAGAAGCAGGATTTGGTCCACAGGTTGCAATACGAGTTGGACAATCATTAAAAAATGGATTAGACGCGGTTGAAGATGTTAAGCAATCAACAGTAAAATCAAGTCAGAAAGTTCCAATTGACAATGATTTAGTAAAAGTATGTAAAATGCCATCAATGAAAAAATACATGGATCAACTTGATAATAATAAAAAGTTTATGGAATGGGTTAAATCAAAAGGTATTTCATATAAAACTACTGCAGATAAACTAGCTGCGTTACAGATGTATTCAAAAGAATTGACAGATGCGGGAAAAGAACCAGCATATGCACCATTTGGTAAAATATTTATTAAAGTAGGTGAAATTACAAGGACAAAAAAATGGCAGAAAGCAAATCCTGGTATAGATGTTAATTCTGGTGGTATTTTAGAATCCAGAAAAATAAAGGAAAAAGAACAAGATGTGGTTAAGGGAACTTATAAAGATGTAGTAGATAATATAACTGAGGCAGATAAAGCAGATGGATTTCCTGATAAAAATGGTAATAATGGACCACACACACAAGGTTACATAAGTACAGTATTAGATTCAATGCATGTGGGTACTTATATAGAGAATTATGATGGAGATGCATCAATAGTTATGGGTGGTAGAATAGCACACCCAAAAGATATAAGGAATGCATTAGCAAGTTTAACTGGTTATGATAAGAATAATCCTGAACCACATCCAAAAGATCCAGAAAAACCAACTCCTGAAGAAAAGAAAGCTATAAAAAAATGGAGACAAGGACTCGTTGATCACTTGAAGAAAAAATGTAAAATAAATGCAGAAACTGGTCATATTGAAATTAATGGTCCAGATGGAGATGGAAATATACCTTTATTTAAAGATGAATGGAGAACAGCCGGTACAGCACAAAAAGTTGCAAGTTATTATGGTGAAGGAATGCAAAAATATATGAAACAAAGTATTGACAGTAGAAGACAGAAGCAAACAAGTATTGGTAAACCATAATGAAAACACAACTACTAGCATCATTCACAACAAAAGAAGATTTGGATAAAACAATCCAGAAAATCAAAAATGCCTATACAATCGCGTTCGGTAAGATATATGTATTACAGAATGAAAATAATGTGAATGAGTTAATATGTACATACAATGTAGATTTAGAAAAAGGAGCAGATTACAACGATGTTAAAGGAACAATATCTCTTCATAGGAAGAAACATTCCAATACATTATATACAATTAATGCCTTAAATGAGGTAATTGCTAATCTAAATAACGGGTTGGTAGATAGTAAATTCATTGTACCTTGGGAGAATTTTAAGAATACCCTTATGGTAACAAATTCAGATGGATTAAATAAGATATCTACAAGGATTTATAAAATTATAAAAATTAATTAAAAAAAAGCTTGTTTTGTATACCAAAAAAGATATATATTATAGGTAATAGGTTATATGGTTATACGAATAACCATAAACAATAAACGATAAATAATAAAACACAGGAGAAAAAGCATGGACTTAAATGCTATTAAATCAAAACTAAATCAGTTACAATCACAAACATCAACAACAGAAAACTTTTGGAAACCAGAGCCAGGTACACAGATTGTTCGTGTTGTTCCTTATAAACATAATAAAGATAACCCATTTATTGAGTTACATTTTCATTATAATTTAGGTAACAAAACATATCTTTCACCCGTATCATTTGGCCGTCCAGACCCAGTACAAGAGTTTGCTGATAAACTTAAATCTACTGGTGATAAAGATGAGTGGATTCAAGGAAAAAGACTTGAACCTAAAATGAGAACATTTGTTCCTGTTGTGGTTCGTGGTCGTGAATCAGAAGGTGTTAAGTTTTGGGGATTTGGTAAAACTGTATATCAAGAACTATTAAGTGTGATTGCAGATCCTGACTATGGTGATATCACAGACCCTGTAAATGGTCGTGATATTGGTATTGAAAGACAAACACCTGCCGAGGCTGGAAATCAATACGGTAAAACAACAGTTCGGGTTAAACCTAATCAGACTCCAATTACTGATGACAAAACATTGTTAGAATCTGTTTTTGAGAACCAAGCTAATGTAACAGAACTTTATACAGAACCATCTTATGATGATTTGAAAGAAGCTCTTGCTACTTATCTTAATCCGGAAACTGAAACAGATACAACTACAACATCTAATGGTGTTGCTGCTACAACAGCTCCCACTACAAATACGGGAACTACTACAACAGCAAAAACAGAAAATGTTGAAGATGCATTCGATCAACTATTTAATCAGTAAATAAATGAATTTGTGTGGTTGTTGAAGATTGGGATAAAACCGCTCATGTATTTGCTACCGGATACAACCACCATTCATAATAGGAGAAAGTTATGACACAAAAAGATGAATTGGCCAGTGTAATAGCCGATGAATTAAACAAAACCTTCAAACATCAAAAGGTTGCATATTTTCTTGACGATGGTGCAAATCCTACTGATGTAGTTGATTATATTTCTACTGGTTCAACCATATTAGATTTAGCTATTGCTAATAAACCTAATGCTGGTGTACCTGTGGGTAAGATTACCGAACTAAATGGTTTAGAAGGTAGTGGTAAATCTCTTATAGGTGCTCATCTATTAACATCAACACAGAAAAAGGGTGGGGTTGCTGTCTATATAGATACAGAGAGTGCCGTATCACCTGAATTTCTTGAAGCTATAGGTATAGATACACAGAATATGTTGTATGTACATCTTGAAACTGTGGAAGAAGTATTTGAAACCATTGAAACTATTGTTTCTAAAATCAGAGAATCAGATAAAGATAGAATTGTAACTATATTGGTGGATAGTTTAGCAGCTGCTTCTACAAAAGTAGAAATGGATGCTGACTTTGATAAGGATGGTTGGGCAACTGCCAAAGCCATTATCATATCAAAGGCTATGAGAAAAATTACTCAAATGATTGCGAGACAAAAAGTTGCTCTTGTATTCACAAATCAGTTACGACAAAAACTCGGTGTGATGTTCGGAGACCCTTGGACTACTTCAGGTGGTAAGGCTCTTCCATTCCATTCATCAGTTAGAGTTAGACTTAAAAATACAGGTCAGATTAAAGATACAAAGAAGAATACAATTGGTATTAAGATGAAGGCTCAAGTGATTAAGAATCGTCTTGGTCCTCCAATGAGGGTTGCAGAATTTCCACTTTACTTTGATACTGGTATAGATGACTATGGTAGTTGGTTGACAGTAATGAAAGACCATAAGATAGTCAAAGTTGCTGGTGCTTGGTACACTTTAAATGATGTAGATTTAGAAACTGGTGAGGTGATTAAAGAACACAAATTTCAATCAAAAGATTTTGAAAAACTTATGGATGAAAATCCAGAGTTAAAACAGAATTGTTATGATAGAATTTGTGAAGCTTGTATTCTTAAATACGACTCAAAAGAACTCGGTATAGATGATGTCGAAGAAACGGATAGTGTAGTAGATGAGCTTTAACAAGAAAGATTTAAACGAAAAGTTTATATCCTTTCTTGATCAAGTTAAAGACGAACCACATAAATCAGTAACACACCTTAATGATAGGGTGTTGGTTATAGATGGATTAAATACTTTCATTAGAGCATTCGCAGTAAATCCTGCCATCAATGAAGATGGATTACACATTGGTGGCATGATGGGCTTCTTAAAATCTATTCGTTATACTTGTGATATTCTAAAACCTTCTCGTTGT